AATGGACTTGATGATTGATCTTGAGGGCTTGGGAACAGGCCCCGACACTACTATTCTTACCATTGCCGCTCAGGCGTTTGATCCCTTTGGCTCCGGCTATTACGAACAATCATACTATGCTAGAGTCACCATGGAAAGCCAAGAAAGTCGTAGCATACAGCAAGGCACCATAGAGTGGTGGGCCACACAACCTGCTGTGGTACGTGACGAAGCGTTTGCTGAAGAAAACCGCATACCATTAGATGAAGCCTTGGATGGCCTGGGCCGACTGATTTGGCATGCCAAACGTGTGTGGGCACAAGGCCCAACTTACGACATGAACATACTGGAGCATGCCTACAAGAGCTACAACAAGCCCTTGCCTTGGCAATACTACATGGTACGAGACAGCCGCACAGTGTTCTCGTTATGGCCAGAGTTGCCTAAGCCGCCCACAAGCCACCACGCTTTGGAAGATTGCCGTAGACAAATTGCCATGTTGCAGTTGACCCTGCAACATCTAAATGTAAAGCAACTGTCATGAAAATTGCTATATTTGGTGATAGTTATGCACAAGAAACAGCTGGCGCTATATCATGGAGTCACATATTGCGAGCACAATATCACTACAACATACACAATTATGCTTGTGGTGCTACTTGTTTGTTTTGGTCGTACCAACAGTTGGTAAAACATATTGATAATTTTGATACTATAGTGTTTGTTGCAACACAAGTTGGACGACTGTATTGGCCAGACGTGGAGTATGAGAATGAGAATTCACTGCATATGATCTCTGGTATAACCACCATCCAGCATGCAATTAAAAATAATCCGTCAATGAATCCCAACCGTTTGGCTGTGTTCAAAGCTGCCGAGCAGTATCATTTAAACTTGGCCAATCTCGATTTTGATACATTTGTGCATAATCAAATTTTAAAAGAGATTAGTATACTATGCGGGAAACGCAAAAAAAAACTCATAATAATTCCGGCATTTGAAGTAAGCATTATTCGTCCGTCGGCATTTCGGTGTTCGTTATTTGATGTATCTCGTAAAGAATTAACTACACAATTTGGTAAAAAAAAGATAAACCGAAGATATATTTTTGAAAAAAACACACGATCCAACCATATGAGTGCAGAAAATAATATGGTCTTTGCTGGAATTGTTGATAAACTATTGCGGGAAGAGGTCTTTTCAATAGACCTAGACAATTTTGTATTTAAAAAAGTTGCCAATCCCGAATTGTATTGGAATATTTAAAATAAAGGAACTGTCATGATCATTGGCATCTGTGGATTCATTGGGTCTGGTAAAGACACCATTGCCGACTACCTTGTAAACTTGCATCACTTTCGCAGAGAAAGTTTTGCTTCAACACTAAAAGATGCTGTGGCACAAGTGTTTGGCTGGGATCGAACCATGCTGGAAGGACGCACAAAACAAGCTCGTGAATGGCGCGAACGTGTGGATCCATGGTGGGCAGAACGCCTGGGCATGCCCACCCTAACGCCACGTTGGATCTTGCAGTACTGGGGTACAGAAGTATGTAGAGCAGGATTTCATGATGACATCTGGATTGCCAGCTTGGAAAACAAACTGCGCCACAGTCAGGATGATGTTGTAATATCAGATTGCCGTTTTCCCAACGAAATTCTAGCTATTAAAAATGCTGGTGGGCGTGTGATTAGAGTTATACGTGGACCAGAGCCTGCATGGTATAATTCAGCTGTGAGTGTGAATCGTGGCGCTAATGGCAATTCAACTTGGGCACTAAGTCATCGCAAGTTGGAAAAACTAGGTATTCATGCGTCAGAAACTGCATGGGTGGGCACTGAATTTGACGCTGTGTTAGACAACAACGGTACCTTGGACGACTTGTATCAGCAGGTCAAGAGTCTGGTTCAAGATCGCCCTGCCGCCACGCAAGATCGCTCTTAGACAGCTCTACTTCGCAGTTTCTACAAACTGACTTGAGATTCTTGAGTGTGGCATTGTTCAAGTTGCCATCCACATGATACACAAAGATCTGGCCAGCGTACTTGGCTCGGAATCCGCAACGGTCACAGCTCATTTTCTTCTTGTAGCCAGCTGATTTCCAGCGCGGCTCTCTGGGCTTGAGTCCACGTCCCTTTCTAGCACAGTTCTCACACCTTGAACGATAGTGTGTGATGTCATCACGTTTGTAGTTCACAGCACAAGGGCGTTGGTGACAGGCTTGACAAATGGGTCTCATACGGTATTTAGCGGCATGGACCTTTGCCAAAGGTATTCAAAACGGCTGTTTTTTTCAAGGTCTCTATAAATATTAGAACTTGAAAAGGATTCAACCATGGCTCTCATATCACCCGGCGTACAAGTAACAGTAATTGACGAAAGTCAATATATTCCATCAGCAGTCAACACAGTACCATACTTCTTGATTGCCACAGCGCAGAACAAAGTTTCTGGCACTGGCGTTGGGATAGCAGCTGGTACCACAGCGGCTAACGCTAACAAAACATATTTAATCACCAGTCAGCGTGATTTAACTGCCACTTTTGGCGTGCCATTCTTCTATAACACAACCACTGGTACACCTATCAATGGTTACGAACTCAACGAATACGGCTTGTTGGCTGCTTACAGTTCATTGGGCATTTCAAACCGCGCTTATGTTCAGCGTGTGGATGTGGATTTAACCGAACTCACAGCCAGCTTGACCCGCCCAACCGGCACGCCAGCGGATGGGGCATATTGGTTGGATACTTCCACATCTGTGTGGGGAATTCAAGAGTGGAATCAAAGCACTGGTGAATTTACTGTGATTACCCCATTGGTAATTACTGATGCAGCTGATGTCACAGCATCTGTCAGCGGCATAACTGGTTTTGACATTTATACTCCTGTTTCTACCATAGGCAGCATTGGTGATTACGCCGTGGTAGCATATGGTGCTAACAACAGCTATGATCTACGCAACGTTGGTTGGTATAAAAATGCCAGTAATACTTGGGTAGCAGTTGGATCCGAAGATTGGCAAACATCTTGGCCCACAATTCAAGGCAATGTAACCAATCCCACACTCACAGCAGCACAAAGCATTTTCATCAACGGCACGTCAGTTGCTGTTCCTGCAGCTCCTAACAACAACTTGGCAGGATTTGTGGCTGCGGTAAATGCAGCAGCCATTCCTGGTGTAACCGCAGCCGCAGTTAGCGGTACATTTACTATCTACGCAGATGACAACGCAACCAATGACGGCAGTACTGCCCTTGGTGGTATTGTCAGCATTATTCCCAATGCCAGTGGCACTGCATTGTGTACTGCTCTTGGTATTTCAGCAATTGAATACTTGGCTCCAATCTTTTTTGTTGGATACAGCTATCAAGCACCACGTTGGAGAACCACAGACACATCCCCAAGACCAACAGGGTCTGTATGGAACAACATCAGCGCAGCAAACAATGGTGTTGCACTGCAATTAAAAAAATACAGTGCTGCATTGGGAGAATGGGTACTACAAAGTTGTCCTATATTCACCACAGGTGCTAATGCAATTTATACATTAGATCCTGTTGGTGGTGGCAAAAATATCCCAGTTGGAACAACATGGGCACAAGCCAACGCCAATGCCGGTGAAACAGAACCACTTGGGTCGTTTGGATTTGAAATTTATGAGCAGGTTGTATTTGGTCAAACCATAGTTACAGGAACCACCACTCCTGGAGCAAATGGTGACAGTTTGTTTACTGCTGGAAATCAGTTTGTATTACAAGGTACCGTTCCAGGATCAACAACTCCCAATACTGCCACAGTAACACTAACTGGAACTAGTATTGCTAGTTTTATTACCGACGTTAGCGCAGCCAACGTGCAGTATGTTTCAGCAAGTGTAAACAGTGCAGGAAACATTGTGTTTACCCACAGTCAAGGTGGTATAATGTCCCTGGCTCCAGTTGCTGGACAAGGTACTCCTATTACTACTGCTGGATTTGCCAATAGCACTGATCTTTGCCGTCCAGCAGTAGCCATACCAACCACGTTGATTTTGAGTAATTTTGCTACAGCACCTGAGTTTGAGTACACCTCCAGTGCCACAGCACCTTACCAGGATCCTGCTGATGGCAGACTGTGGTATTATTCAACTGCTACACAAGTTGATATTATGATTCAGAACAATGGTGCTTGGTTGGGTTATCAAAACGTTTCTAATGATGTGCGTGGATATGACCTCAGCGCAACCAATGCATCAGGTCCAATTTGCGCTGCCACAGCACCCACAACACAAAATAATGTGGCTCAAAGTGCATTGGAGTATGGAGATTTATGGATTGACACCAGCGACTTGGAAAACTATCCCAAGTTGTATCGTTGGGAAGCTGTGAGTGGAGTGGATCAGTGGGTGTCTGTTAACACCACAGATCAGGTCACACAAAATGGCGTGTTGTTTGCTGATGCTCGTTGGGCACCAAATGGCACCACAGATCCTGTGGCAGATCCAATTCCGACCATTGTGAGTTTGCTGACCAGCAATTACTTGGATTTAGATGCTCCTGATCCTGCACTATATCCACAAGGTATGTTGTTGTTCAACACACGCCGTTCAGGTTACAATGTCAAGAGCTATCAAAGCGATTATTTTAATGCTACTTCTTACCCTGATGACACGCTACCTGCTGTAACCAGTACCTGGCTCACAGCATCGGGCAACAAGCAAGACGGCAGCATGTTTGCTGGTCGCTTGGCACAACGGCAGATGGTTGTGGAAGCACTGAAGTCAGGGATAGACACCAGCCAAGGTGCTAGAGAAGACACTGCACTGTACACACTGATTGCAACACCGGGCTATCCAGAGTTGATCCCCAACATGATTGCACTCAGCAATGAGCGCAACAACACATTGTTTGTGGTAGGTGACACTCCAATGCGTTTGCCAGCCACAGGCACTGATATCACAACTTGGGCTACAAACAATAATGGCTTGGGCACAGTGGCTGGTGACGGTCAATCTAGCACCAGTAACTATGCTGCTACATTCTATCCAAGCTGTACAACTGTAGACTTGAGTGGTAATACTGTGGTAACAGCACCAAGTCACATGATGGTTAGAACAATCATCCGCAGTGACGAAGTGAGTTATCCATGGTTAGCACCAGCCGGTACACGCCGTGGTGTGGTAGACAATGCCACACAAATTGGTTACATTGACGGTGCTACAGGTGAGTTCCAACCAATTGGTGTGAACCAAGGCCTGCGTGATGTACTGTACAAATTGAATGTTAACCCAATTACATTCATTCCAGGTGTGGGTATTACCAACTTTGGTAACAAAACATCTACCACAACTACCACAGCACTGGATCGTATCAACGTTGCACGCTTGGTTGCATTCTTGCGTGGACGACTAGAAGAAATTGGTAAGTTGTATCTGTTTGAACCTAACGATCAGATCACACGCAATGAAATCACCAACACCTGCAACAGCTTGATGGTTGATTTGATTGCCAAACGTGCTATCTATGACTACTTGGTTGTTTGCGACTTGAGCAATAACACTCCATTCCGCATTGACAACAACGAACTGTGGGTTGATATTGCTATTGAACCAGTGAAGGCTGTGGAGTTTATCTACATCCCGTTGCGTATCAAGAACACTGGAGACATAGCAGCAGGCCTGTAAAAAATAGGGTCTTTGGACCCTATTTTTTGACCTCAAGTCTAAGATAAATAAAACTAGGAGATATACACAATGCCAAGTTCATCATTAAATAAAATGACAGTACCGCTTGCAAGCGATCAAAGCTCAAGCACCCAAGGTCTGTTAATGCCAAAACTTAGATATCGCTTTAGAGTGATGTTTGAGAATTTGGGAGTTTCGACACCAACTACAGAATTAACCAAGCAAGTGGTGAGCTTTGCTCGTCCTAACTTGACGTTCGAAGCAATTACATTGCCAATTTATAACTCAACATTGAAGTTGGCCGGTCGTCACAGTTGGGCAGACGTTGCTGTTGAGATTCGCGATGACGCATCAGGCAATGTGTCCAAGTTGATTGGTGAACAAGTCCAGAAACAAATGGACTTCTTAGAAATGAGTTCAGCGGCATCTGGTATTGACTACAAGTTTTTGACCAAATTAGAAATGCTTGACGGTGGCAACGGCGCCAACGAACCAGTAGTGCTTGAATCATGGGAACTGTATGGTTGCTACATTGTGAGCGCCGACTACGGCCCAATGGCATATGGCACCAACGAAGCAGTGTCAATTACACTGAACATTTCTTATGACAACGCCAACCAAGGCAATCAAGGTGGTGGTGGTATTGGCGGTGTTATTGGTCGCACTATAAACGATGTTGTTACCGGTATCGGCACAGCACCGTAAGGTCTAATCAATGTCTAGCTTCGGCCAAGACTTTCTTAAAGGTTTTACTGCGACAAACAGCTTGCGTGATTACACTCACGCAAGTAAAACTTTTCGCACTAATGCCTACGAACTAAAACCCAGATTTAAATTTTTATTCCATGTTCAGTTTACCCTGAACGTGGAAGAAATACAAGCACTAAAAAATTCTAAAATATTTGGTCCAACACAAATTTCAACACTGAGCTTGGCGGTAAAAACTGTTGACTTGCCCAAATACAACATTGACGTTGCTAC